GACCGCATCGTCGCCGTGGTGAAGCGACCTCTCAAACGCACTGGTGGCCCAGGCGTTTACCCAGGAGAGGACGACGAAGCTGAGAGGAGTGCCCATCGGACTCCCTCTGAGGAACGTTCCTTCCCCGACTTCGTCACCGAGGTCAGGGAAGCTCCAGAACGCTCCTCGCTCCAGCCCCAGGCTTCTCTTAGCCATGGTAAGGTCCGTTGGCCGGATCAAACCACGCGCACAGAGAGCCTCGACGGCGGCATGCACCGCATCGTGGGAAAGCCCGTCAGTCGCCTTGGACAAGTCCAAGCTGGCGAAGCGCCTTCCCGCTTTGTGGTACATGCTGTTGGGAATCTTGTGGGGTTCGCCCTCTTCGATACGCCAGTGGCCAGGGGCCAACCGGCGCAGAGAAGAGCGAACCCAGGAACCTTCTACAAAGGTCAAGCAATCGGGGGTGCCAACCACCCGAACTTTGTAGCCGGTTCCCCGCAGCGCGCATGCCTTCATGCCAAAGGGTTTCCCCTGAGACCTGAGGTACAGCACGCCCGCTGCGCGATAAGATTCCCGCATATCCTCGGAGACCCCTTGGCATGGGCGGAGGACGACCCTGGCCTTCGACAAACAGAAGGCGCCCAGGGAATCCCCCGCCCATGTGTGGTACATGGCCTGGGTGTCACCCCGGGCCTCGCACGCATGTCCAAGGTCTTCGAGATATCCGTCGATCCCACCTCGAGAGGCAGGCCACTCGAGGCAGGAGGAGCTGGAGGAGGGAAGCCGCTTTGGATGGCGGAGTTTGCCGTTGCCCCACCCGGTACCGGGTGCAAGGGCGACGAAACTCCGGAGACTATCCAGAGCGGCAGCCGATGTGGGATACCTCGTGCTCGCCATCTCCTTGGCACGCTGCAAGTGGACGACCGCCTCCCTTGTCGGGGGCGTCGGAAGCGCGCGCGAGAGTCGGGAGAAGGCGAAACCGTTCTTGGGCTCGCGCACTGCCAGGTCGCAGAGAGCGTCCACTACCTCCCTAGGGAGGAAGCAGGCCGCTTTCTTGAACCTCTTGGAGTGCAGGGCGTGCCCACGAACGTTGTAGCAAAGCGTCTTGAGCTCCTTGCAAGTGAAAGCAAGCCCCCGCGAGGGGACTGTGCGATCGACCCAGGAGCGCAGACGCCAAGCTACCACGAGGTTATCCCAGCCAGAGAGGACCAAACCGCTCCAACAGGTTGTCCAGACCTGTTGAAGTGGCGACGATACGCCGCCGCGATGCCGAGACGCGCGTGCCTCTTTCGAGGGGCGCGCGGCTCTGCTACGCTGTAGGCTCTTTACGAACGCCGGGAGGCGTTTGTAGGTGTTGCGCAACA